GAGGGTGCAGACGCATCAATGGCAACATTAACAGATGCAACTGAGCGTACAAACAACACTCAGATCATGTCTAAAGCCTTCCAAGTATCAGCAACAGCTGATGCAGTAGCTACATACGGGCGTGCAAAGGAAACTGCACACCAATTAGCTAAGAAGTTGAAGGAAATTAAGAAAGACTATGAACGTGCAATGGTTGGCGTAGAGCAAGCCGCAGTAGCAGGGAATGCTACAACAGCACGTAAGATGACTTCTTTGTTAAACCAAATCTCTACAGCTGTAGACGCTGGTTCAAACGCAACAGATGCTTTAACAGAAGCAAAACTATTAGTAGCTGGTCAAACAGCATACGACAATGGTTCTGATGTTGACACATTCATGATCAAGCCAGCTGATGCACAGATCGTAGCTGGTTTCTCAGCGGCATCTGGTCGTAATCGTGAAATCTCACAAGGCAAAACATTGGTCAATGCTATTGACTTATATGTGAGCCCATATGGTGAGTACAGAGTAGTATTGAACCGCGAGTTAAAGACAACTCACGCACTACTAATAGACCCAACAATGTTCAAAACATGTACGTTGCGTCCATTCACAAGAACACTACTAGCGAAGAATGGTGACTCAGATCGTCATCACATCGTTGGTGAGGTTTCTTGTAAACACACAAACTTTGGTGACTCAGTGAAAATCACTGGCTTATCATAAGTTCGAAATAGACCACTAGGTCTTTATTAGGCCACCCAAAGACACACAGGTTTTGCTCTCCTTACTGTTGTCTATGGGTGGCCTTTTCATATTCTAAGGTAGCAAAATGACTAACAAAACACAGCCAACATTATTACAAACTGAAACAGACTTCGTGAGTGACCACGGAGAACTATTTCAAAAGCACACACAGCACATCTCACAGTCCTTCTTGGACGATCTGAAAGACGCTCGAAACGACAGCGGTTCGAAGCCTACAGGTGACATGATGCGAGTAGCCTCCATACCGACAGCTGTTGTCGAGAAGTGGATGCGAGAAGGATTCAATATCTGGGAAGCCAAGGGATCAGAGATTGTCCGTAAACTGAAGAATGAGGACTTAGATATGTTCCTCACAACTAACAAGAGGGTCTAGCTAATGAGCCTATATGAAAACATCCACAAAAAACGTAAATCAGGCAAGCCAATGAGAAAGAAGGGCGCAAAGGGCGCACCTACTGACAAGGCTTTCAAGAAAGCGGCAAAGACAGCCAAGAAAAGAAAGTAATACCAAATGAACAAAGGTGAAATCCGAGCACACTTTATTGCTCTTCTAAATCGTAGTGACTGTTCGAATGCTTTGGCTGACACCTTCATTGATCAGGCTATCACTAGAATTCAAAGACAGCTACGTGTCCCAGCAATGGAAAAGCAGAACCAATACAACGTGACTAGCGCATCAGGCACTTCTCAAATAGTAATACCATCTGATACATTAGAAGTCATAGAACTATATTATGACGGAAGTACGCTATCTCGCATACCTCTTCACGAAATGGTTGAGTATCAAAAGACAGGTGAACTTGGAACCCCAAGGTTTTTCTGCCGAGAGCAAGGTAACATCAAGATATACCCTATGCCTACAGCTGGCACTCTGTATCTAAATTATTATGCAGAACAAGCGGTACTTACAAACGACAGTGACACTAATATGCTCACGTCAATAGCATCTGATCTTCTGACATACACGGCTTTGTCTTATGCCGCTGACTACTTTTTAGATGAGCGTGGTGCAGTCTTTGAGCAGAAGTCAGGGTCTTTCTTAGTTGAAATACAAGAACACGCAAACAGTTCGGAACAGTCTGGTATTAATCAGGTTATCAGACCCACGCATTATTATGAGGATTAATAAAGATGGCATCAAAATCAAGTTTTTATAATGACACTGGGGTAACAAACACCCAGCAAAATGCCATAGACGCATCAGTTTCAAACGCTGAAGATAGCGCAACACAGGCCGCTAATTCTGCAACACAAGCGGCAAACTCAGCATCTTCTGCATCTAGCTCAGTAGCTGGAATAGCAACAAATATTACTAATGCACAGACAGCCGCAACGCAAGCCGCTAGTTCAGCATCCACAGCAACAACCAAAGCATCAGAAGCCGCCGCATCAGCCGTAGCATCTGAAGCAAGTAAAGTTGCAAGCGGAAATTCTTCAGCTGCATCTGCAACTTCAGCATCAGCTTCAGCAACCAGTGCTACAGCATCTGCTAGTTCAGCGACTGCATCCGATACATCAAAAGTAGCGGCACAAACGGCAGAAACAAATGCAGAAACAGCTGAGACAAATGCTGAAACTGCACAGGCCGCTTCAGAAGCCGCCCGTGACGCATCAGTTGTAGCAAAGACTGCATCAGAGACTGCAAAAACAGCGGCAGAAACAGCGGAAACAAATGCGGCAACATCAGCAACTTCAGCATCTAATTCAGCCGCTACAGCGACTACAAAAGCATCTGAGGCTTCTACATCTGAGTCTAACGCAACTACAAAAGCATCTGAAAGTGCCACAAGTGCTACTCAAAGTGCTAATAGTGCTACATCTTCAGCAACTTCAGCAACTGCATCAGACGCATCTAAAGTAGCGGCTCAGACTGCACAGTCTAATGCAGAGACAGCTGAGACTAACGCTGAGACTGCCGAAACCAATGCCGAGACTGCACAAGCGGCTTCTGAAGCGGCAAGAGACGCATCAGTAGTGGCAAAGAATGCTAGTGAAACTGCTAAGACTGCATCAGAGACAGCTAAGACTAATGCAGAAACAGCGGCTACTAATAGTGCAACTTCAGCAACAGCTTCTGCAAACTCAGAGACAGCTTCGGCTAACTCAGCAACAGCTTCTGCAAACTCAGCGACAGCGAGTGCGGCAAGTGCGTCTTCAATAACTGGCGCAGAGACAAATTCGGCTAACTCTGCAACAGCGGCGGCTAACTCAGCTACTTCTAGTGCAAGTTCAGCAACAGCATCAGATGCTTCTAAAGTTGCCGCACAGACAGCACAAGCTAACGCTGAGACTGCCGAAACAAATGCAGAGACAGCGGAGACTAACGCGGCCTCTAGTGCAACTTCAGCATCAACTTCAGCATCTAGTGCCTCAACTTCAGCGGCTACAGCAACAACTAAGGCATCTGAAGCCTCAACTTCAGCGGCTACAGCAACAACTAAGGCATCTGAAAGTGCCACAAGTGCAACTGCTAGTTCTAACAGTGCAACTTCAGCATCAACTTCAGCATCAACAGCCACAACAAAAGCAAGCGAAGCATCCTCAAGTGCCTCTACAGCATCGTCTCATAAGAATGATGCACAGGCCGCAAAGACTGCCGCTGAGACAGCTGAGACTAACGCCGAAACAGCAGAAACTAATGCGGCTACAAGTGCTACATCTGCATCTACATCAGCTACTACAGCTACAACGAAAGCAAGCGAAGCGTCTACTTCAGCATCAACAGCCACAACAAAAGCAAGCGAGGCGGCTACTTCAGCTACTAATGCAGGTACATCCGCATCAACAGCTACAACAAAAGCAAGCGAAGCATCTACTTCAGCATCAGCGGCGGCTAGTTCTGCAACAGCGGCATCAGCTTCTAAGGATGCGGCTTTGGCGGCATTAGATAGCTTTGATGACAGGTACTTAGGTGTAAAGTCTAGCGATCCATCAGTAGACAATGACGGAAACGCATTGGTTTCTGGTAGTCTTTATTTCAATAGCACTGATGACTCTATGAAAGTATATGATGGGTCTTCTTGGTTAGCGGCATACGCATCTTTAAGTGGTGCGTTACTTGAAGTAAATAATCTATCTGACGTAGCAAATGCGGCTGATGCAAGAACAAACCTTGGTTTAGGCACAGCGGCAACTACAGCGGCGACTGCATATGCTACGGCGGCGCAAGGTACTACAGCAGACAATGCTTTACCTAAATCTGGTGGAGCAATGACAGGTGCTATTACAACAAATAGTACATTTGATGGTGTTGATGTAGGACAACTTAAAACAGACTTCGATAATCTAAGCACAGATATTGTAAGTGATACAAGCCCACAACTTGGTGGAGCGTTAGATGTCAATGGTCACTCAATTAGCTTTGGTGATAATGAGAAAGCTAGATTTGGGAATTCTGATGATTTACAGCTATATCACAATGGTTCACATACATTTATTACTAATACTACTGGTAATATGTATCTACAAGATGATGGTTATGTTGAGATTGGTAGTTCATCAGGTGAAGTTTATATAGGTG